GTTCGCTACCTACTGAGCTGCAACGCATTGCCATGGCTTGGTATGTGGAAGGCTTAAGCATTCGCCAGTGTGCAAAAAAGTTGAGCTGCAGCACCACCACCGTGCCGGTGCGGGTTGATGCCCTGTGCCACGGCGTTGAAGTTTGGTGGGCCAACCACACCAAGAAAACCCGCTATCAAAATTCTTTCCCTAAAAATCATTTCGATACTTAATACACTTTGTGCTTAAATTCGCTATGCTTCGCGAAAGCTTTGTCTCCTCCTCCTTGAAGTTGTTTTCGCAAGCTGATGTGCGTTAACCAAAGCCCCGTAGATGTTAGGTCTGCGGGGCTTTGGTGTTTTTGGTTTACTTGATTTGGCACTTGTCCAAATCGCCTTCGCAGGTCAATACCTTTGACCCACCAAGCGCAATTGTTACGTGCTGGAATTTGGCTGGTGATTTCTCATGCGTGCAGTAAGGCGTTACCACTTTGGCTGAGTTACCTGGTCCATTAATCTCGCGTGACTGGATATTGCGAGTGTGAATTTGATAGTAAGGACAATCTGACATGTCTCCCTCCTTTGCTGATAAACCTTCATCAAGGCTAGGCTCTGATGCAGTTTGGTTGGATGTGTTGAAGCGATTTGGCTTTGATGAGTCGAGCGGTCTTGTGGCTGCTGCCGTTTCGGTAAGCAGTAAGCATCCTGATGTGCTGAAGCTGCATGCCGAAGACATTAGCGGAAAAGTTCATGAGGGGGAAGTAGAAGTCAATCAAGAGTGGGTCACTCGGTTTATCAGCTGGCTTGGTTTGGATATGGCTACATGCTGTTCAGCCACATTATTGATTCAGGCCAATGAGTTTGTGACCGTGAAGCAAGAGGCAACAGTGTTAATCAATGGTGCCAAGCAGGCTCGCCTGAATGCGCTGCTAAATGACTTGACTCATGAAGCTAACCACCAAAGTTAAAACCAATTTTGATCCAGCGAACATCGCCAAGCAATCGCAGTTTGCAATGGCCAAGACGCTGACTCAGCTGGCCTACCAGGCACAAGGAAGAATCAAGGGCGAGATGTCTGCTCGGTTTGACAGACCAACACCATACACCTTAAACAGCTTGTTTGTTCAAGGGGCCAAGCGAGACAAGCTGGTGGCCAAGGTGGGGTTAAAGAACATGATGCAGGCCAAAAGCGCTGGGCCCGCTGCTGAAACTATTGGCCATCAGTTTGTTGGTGGTAACCGTAAATTCAAGCGGTCAGAGGGGGCGTTCAGGCGCATTGATATGCTTCGCGATGGCGAAATAATAGTACCTGGTGCCTCTGCTGAGCTGGATGCTTTCGGCAACATAAAGCGTGGGTTCATGATCAAGTTGATCGCGTACTTCCAAGCCTTTGGTGAGCAGGGCTACAAAGCCAACACCACAGCCAAGCGGCGCAAGTCATTGGCCAAGGTAGGTCGAAGCGAAGGCGGTTACAAAACAATCAATGGCGTGTCTTATTTCTACAGCCCCGGCAAAGGCCGAGCAGATGGAAAGACCAGCCACTTAGCCCGTGGCATATGGCAACGCAAAGGAATACATGGGGTTGATGTAAGCCCTGTGCTTTTGTTTGTTAAAGCCAAGCCCTATCGCCAGCGCGTAGATATTGGGCCAATTGGTGTTGATGTTTACAACAGCGCAATGCCTGCCATGTTCCGCAAGAACTTTGAGCAGGCAATGGCTTCGGCACGATGATATTTTCGGCGGGTCCTTCCCGGCAAAGGTCGCCATAAGGGTAATGCGAACCTCATCAAAAAGCTGGTCGCAGAGTTTTCAATTGGGTAGTCACCTAGTAGTCAGTAGTCACTTTCTTTAAATAAATCAATAAGGTAGTCATCATGCGAATGGGTTTGCGGGAATATGCACGCCATCGTGGGGTCACCTTGCGTGCGGTGCAAAAGGCCATTGAGTCGGGTCGCATTGTGCTGGACGAAAACAAAAAGATTGATGCTGCCCAGGCTGATAAAGACTGGGTGTTGAACACTGATATTTCTCGTGTAGGAATGACTGAGGCGGCTAGCCCACAGGTGCCGCAAGATTTGTTTGCACCTGTTGAGCCACCAGCTGGTAAGCAGGCTACAGATGATGACGCACCGCGCAGTGATGACCTGGAGGAGTACCGGAAGAACCGCGCCATTCGCGAGCGCTTCAATGCAATGTTGCTAGAGGCTGAGTGGAAAAAGGTCAATGGTGAATCCATTGATCGAAAGTGGGCAGAGGGGGCCGCGTTCACAATGGTTCGCGCGTTGCGCGATTCGACTTTCAATGTTCCTTCTCGAATTAAAAATCAGCTTTCAGTAATGAAAGACCCGGATCAGATTGAAGAGTTTTTGACTGCTGAATTGATAGCGGCATTTTCCAGCGTAGATGTGAACAAGCTATTTGCTGGGGAAGAGGAGGCGGGTTGAACGCTCGCCAAGGTTTTATTCGGGCACTGGCTGAAGCGGCCAAGCCTGATGAAGTGATATCAACATCGCAGTGGGCTGAGGCAAACCGCATTTTGCCGCCTGACTCTGTAGAGCCTGGCCCCTGGCGAAACGATCGCACTCCTTACCTGATCGAAATTCAGGATTCGCTTTCGCCAGTTGGCGGAGTGCGTGAAACCTATGTGAAGAAGGGCCACCAGTTGGGCGGCTCTTCCAGTGGCGAAAACGCCATTGGTACATGGATTTCAAAAGGTGCTGGCAACATCCTTGTGGTGTTTGACACGCTGAAGAACGCTGAGAAGTGGAGTGTGTCGCGCTTTGAGCCGATGCGTGAATCGACTCCTGATTTGCGCAAGCGGATTCGCGATGCAAACACACGTGGTTCGGACAACACCCAACTGCGCAAGAAGTTCCCAGGCGGCATGCTGCAGCTGGTGGGTGGTAATAGTCCTGGTGATCTCAAATCCACAACCTTCAGGTATGTGAAGTTTGAGGAAATGGATGAGCTGCCCAAGGATATTGGTGGGCAAGGCTCGCCGCGCGACTTGGCGCGAAACCGGACTTCCAACTTCCAGAACAAAGCCCGAATCTATGGTGATGGAACGCCCACTATTGAGGGCGCGTCAGCCATTGATGAGGAGTACAAGCGCGGTGATCAGCGCAAGTACATGATGCCGTGCCCACATTGTGGCCACCATCAGTTTTTCAAATGGGAAAACTTCAAGTGGACATGGGGTAAGCCTGAATCGATCGGCTACCTGTGCAGTGAATGTGCGGTTGTTGGTACCGAAATTGAATGGAAGGTTGCTGGATACACCAAGGTAAATGGTGAGTACCCCTCGTACTGGATGCCTACTGCTGTTGGTGAACCTGGTGTACGCAGTTACCACCTGCCAAGTTTTTACGCGCCGCTGGGTTGGCGGCCATGGGAGACGCTTGCCGTTGAGTGGGAGGCTGGACACAAAGACCCTGTGAAGCTTAAGCGCATCGTGAACAACGAATGGGCCGAATGTTGGCAAGACCTTTCCAAAAACGTTGATGAGAACGTAATTGCCAAGCGGGCCACTGCTGCAAAGCTACGCACCATTCCGCTGGGTTGCCTGGCACTGGTAATGGCTGTTGACGTTCAGGGCTACCGGCTTGAATACAAGATTCTGGGGTTAGGTCGAAATAAGCGTCACTGGGTGATCGACTACGGAATGATTGAGGGCAACCCGGCCCGAGAGGATGTGTGGAACCAGCTGACTGACATTCGACGCAGGCCGATTCAAAACTCGTTTGGCATTTCGATGCGGGTACTGGCTTGTGCTGTTGACTCGGGTGGCCACCACACGCAAGAGGTGTACACCTATTCCCGGAAATACCAGGAAGAAGGGGTGTTTGCCATTAAAGGGCACACCCAGAAGAAAAAGCCAATCATCGGTGCGCGGCCAAGTGTGGTCGATATTGACCAGGCTGGTCACATCATCAAAGGCGGTGCGCTGCTGTGGTTGGTGGGTACCGACACGGCTAAGGACATGTTGTTTGGTTACCTGAAGGTGGATGAGGATGCACACCCGGATGAGTACTTCATCAGCTTTCCATCTGGTCTTTCTGAGGATTACTACAAACAGCTTACGGCTGAAGTGTTTGACGAAACCAAGGGCGTGTATTTAAAGCGCAGTGGTCGCCGAAATGAGGTGATTGACCTGTTTGTGTACTGCTTTGCAGCTGCGCACCACCCACGTGTTCGCATCGATGTGATGCGTGATGCGGACTGGACCCGGCTTGAAGAGGTGTTTGAACCTCGAATTCGGGATTTGCTCAGCGACGCTGGAAGCCTGCCAGACGAAGAGGTGGCACCGGTCGAAGAAATTACCCAGGCTGCTCGGCAGCCGGTTGAAGAGCTAGCCACCGAATCGGGTTGGCTAGATGGATACGACATAAATTTGTGAGGAAATCATGAGCGTACAGCAGCAAATCACGGCAATTAATGCCGCCATAGCCAGCGGCGAACGCGTGGTGCAGTACAACGGCAAGCGAATTGAATACCGAAGCATTGATGAGTTGGTTCGTGCGCGACAGATTCTTGCCGACCAGCTTGCCGGTACTTCGCAAATGGATGTTCTGAATCGCGCCACTGTGGCCAGTTTTACCCGGGACTAAGTCATGAATGTGCTTGACAAGGTTATTGGTGTTTTTAGCCCCAAGGCGGCATTTGAGCGAAGCCGTTACCGGATGGGCATGAGCCAGCTCGAAGAGATTCGTGCGTATGAAGGCGCAAAAAAAGGCAGGCGCACTGCCGGTTGGCATGTCACGGGTTCTTCGGCTAATTCCGAGATCAACCCCGCTTTGCCAACTCTGCGTAATCGGTCGCGAGATTTGAAGCGAAACAACCCTTACGCGCGGCGTGGTATTCATGTACTGGTTCGCTCAATGGTGGGCAGTGGTGTGAAGCCCAAGTTTGAAGACAAGGCACACGGTCAAATTTTCAAGCAATGGAGCAAGCAGTGTGATGCTGATGGGTTAAATGACCTGGATGGTTTGATCAGCCTGGCTGAAGAAGCTCGCCGCACAGACGGTGAAGTGCTGATTCGTTTCAGGTCGCGCCGCTTAAGCGATGATTTGGTTGTACCGCTGAAGCTTCAGCTGCTCGAAGCTGATTTTTTGGACAGCAGCAAAAACGAAAGTTACACCAATGGCAGCTATGTGATTGCTGGGGTGCAATTCAACGCCATAGGGGAACGTGAAGGTTATTGGCTTTTTCGAGAGCACCCGGGCGAAACCTCAATTGCCTTTCGGCGCATGAGCCTTGAATCGTACTTTGTACCTGCTTCGGAGGTGATTCATTATTTCAAGCGCGAGCGGCCTTCCCAGGTGCGCGGTGTACCCGACCTGGCTGTGGCGCTGATGCGGCTGCGTGATCTTGACGATTACGAAGATGCCGAGTTAGTGCGCAAAAAGCTGGAATCCTGTTTTTCTGTGTTCATCACCCAGCCACAAGGCACGGTTTCGCCATTGGGGGCAACC